ATGCTATGGCCTACAGCACCATTGAAAAGAAAGAAAGATATAAACATAGCAGAATCACTTTTAATCGCTGAATATTGGCGGGATTGCATCAATGGAAAAACAAGAGAAAAAAGCGATACACGTTAAATTTACGCCAAATGATCATAAGATTCTGACAACCATAGGCGGCGGCAATATGAGCGAGGGTTTTCGGATTGCAATTGTGTGGGCGGCTCATTTCCACAATTTAGGGCTAACCCCTGACATGGATTTAAACGTTGTGGGACTAGTAACCGTATCAACTACGGACAATTACCCGCATGACTAGCATTCAAACGCATTAAAACCTAGTTTATAGGCGTTTTTCTATTGGGTTAATGGGTAGATAGCACCAAGCATAGAAAATGCATTCTAGGGGCTAAAATTTAATGGGTTATTTTGGACAACAAAAAACCCGCCGAAGCGGGTTAGTGGTTTATTTTCTTTTTAGTATTATTTGTAGGATTAATGCTATTGTTGCGTAGATCATTAAATCACCCGCTTTTTATTTAGGTGATCAATGGCCGCTTGTTTTGTTTCAAAACGGCCACCGATAGGGGTTTGATGTTTACCCCTAACAATAAACCAGCCATTAAGTAAACGATTAAATATAATTTTTGGCATTGTTGCCCCTTTATTGAATTGTGGATGTAATAACCCAATCACCCCTATCACCATTCCAAGTGCAATCAGGTAAAGTAATTTTGTAGTGTTTAACTACTAGCATTACTTCATCATAAGTTTTTTTATAGTCACACAATGGTGATCCATCATGCATTAATATCCATTTCCTATCAATTGAATAGGATAAGTGCGTTTTATGATCCATCATTAACCCCTTTTAAAAAACTAAAACGTCAAAATAAGATAACAAGCACAATACCCACAGGGTACAAAATGCCAGGCAAGATAGTGCGTTATAGAAAAAATTACGCATAATGCACCCCTTTGATTTGAGTGAAGCCGCTTGTATCATGTTTTGCTTTCCCTTTAGCATAGAGTGCCACTACAACGGATTTTGGCTCTATATGTCGCACGTCCGTATCATCCCCATCCACTACTTGCCAAGCACGGAAAACTTTAGGGATATCGGCACGTTTTTGGAAAACTACAGCAACACGGGAATTATGCGGATTAGTTAGCCCTTTTATGCTTATAGGTTTTGGTGTGATAGCACTAAAACTAAAGGTTAGATCATAGTTATTACACGTTTTACCCGTTAAATTGCGGCTTGGATGTTTTGTGTAATCATAGAATTGCACCTGTGGAAATAATTGGAAAATGTTTAATCCGTCCACTACTGGTAAATTTTCGTATGGGATATCGCTTGTCCCATTTGGTCGCACTAAAGGGGTAAAACCTAATTTAGCCGCTCTATTTTGCAACGACCATATATCGGCGGCCAATGACAATAAAAATGCTTGCTGGTTTGTGTAGAAAAATTGGGTTTTCGCTTGCCTGGCATTTTGCACACTATTAAAAGCCCCTCTACCCGCTGTAGCAAGGCACGGAATCAGACAACCTGCTAATTTGGCATGAGCACAAATCTTGGAATCAGGTACTAGGTAAACGATACCCGTGAGAAAACCTAATTTTTCCCCTTTGATCGTTTTGGTGGATGATTCACCTAGAATCGTTTTGTAGGTTAGCCCTAAAGCGGCTAATCGGGTTTTGTATGGGTTACGCATATTAAATTCACCTATTAAAAAATTGTTGATTGTTTACTGATTACTGCTAACCAGTAACAATAATATAACGTTGCAACAACAATTAAGTAACTAGGATAAACCCTAATAAAATAATAATCTTTTCTATCGGTTTACCATTATTAATAGGCAATTACTATTTGTAACTAATAAGTATCATATGCATTATTGTGCATGGATTCTATAGGGGTTTTATAGGATTACCCTTTATGGTGCATGACCCATATACACTAAGTTAGTGAGTGCTCACTTACCAATAAGTTAGTAACTACTAACCTACTTAGTTAGTGTGTGCTTACTTACTTACGCTGACATAGTTAGTTAGTGCTTGCTAACATACAAGTTAGTGGTTGCTAACATCTAAGTTAGTTAGTGCTTACTTATGTATGGGGGGGAGGGGGTAGTCGTGCTGTGTAATATTTGTGGGAGCCTCGTATCCACACGAGAAGGTAAATTGGCTTTTTATTGGTAAGCAGTCTGGGTTAGCAGAATAGAGGAGCAGTAAAGTACAGACGTAGCAAGGCAGTCGTAGATATTCTCATGGTCTTGAGAATCCCTGACTTAGGGTGGGTGTCGTTTATCGTACAGAGTTAAGTTAGTCTCTGTGGGGCTTCAGGTCGTATTACCTTTCGGTGCGTACCGCTTTATAGCCACCGCCCTTACTTCCCTGTCGGGTCATTGTTGGGCAACGTATATCTCATGCCTTTGAGGGTGCGACTGCAACACCCGACATCCCTTTACTTAACTATCGCCAATCAGTTGTATCTGTATTGGATTTACCAATGTTACACGCTTCACAAAGCACTTGCAAGTTCTCAATGTCAAGTTCTCTGTCTGGGTGCTTTGACCTTGGGAGAATGTGGTCAACATGGATGTAACCGCCTGTTTCCCCACAAGCCTGACACTTCTTGCCAAACCTGACTAAAGCCTTGTATCGGACATCTCGCCATTCCCTTGTCCTGTAAAATTCTTTGCCCATCCCTAAGAGATAGGCGGGTGGTGGCTCAAAGGTTGGCTTCTTCTTGGGAGACTTCTTCTGCATAGCCCACGCTATTTGGGAAGCCTTCTTGTTTATCATGGCTTGGATAATGGGGCTAGATTCGGCTAGTTTTGCCAATGTCTTTTTGGCTTTGGCGGCTTTCTTCTTGCGTTCTTGCTTTACCGCTTCCATGCCCCGTTTACTGTAAATAGCCATAAAAAAAGCCCTTTAGGTGTGGCATAGTCGCACCCCCCGATTGCTCAGAGGCTATACCACTTCTAAAAGGCTTTACTTGGTGCGATCAAGTGGTTCTAGTATATCAGGGATTACCCTATTGTTCAACAAATAAATCTAAAGCATAATCAGGGGAAGCAACTTCCACGCTTGTGGACAAAAGTAATGACTGAAACAAAACCCCGTGGTAGGCCGAAAGGCTCAACCAACAAACAGTTCTCCCTTACCAGTTATGCTGATAAGCCTGAACTCATCACCCTACCCAAGACTGAGACTGCCCAACTCAAAGAATTAAAGAATCTCCTGATAAACAGCGCAGGTTCTAGAGTTGTCCACAAAGCGGTAGAGATAGCCATGAATGATGATCACCCTGCCCAACTAGCCGCCATTAAGTTATGTATGGACAGAATGTTGCCCGTCTCTATGTTTGAGAAGGAAGGCAAATCCCGTAGTGCTGTAACCATCAACATTACTGGAATAGGCGAAATATCACATGGTGAGACAATAGACGCACAAGATGTGGAGGATAAAAATGGCTGATATGTTTGGTGACTTGCAAGGAATGGGGCTTACCCCACAGGAAATTAACAAGGTTGCCTACCATCGGCAAAACCTTGGCAATCCTTTTATAAACCAAGAGGGTAACCCAATGACTATCTATGCAACGGGAATTCAGATTCCTGAAGGCAAAGATAAAGGAAAGTTTGTGTCCGTCCCTGGCTATGTGGGTGGTCGCATTGTTACGGACGAAGATCAGTTATACGATATTTGGAAAAAAGACATCCAAAGTGGCAAATGGCCTGTTTACGAAACTGCTGAAAAACTAAACGCTAGGGATGCTTGGTTGCATCAGATTATGGATAAAGACATGGCTCAATACTTTGAGCAAGAACGCCTAAAGCAACCATATCAGCAATTTGAAAGCCTTAACTACCAAGACCCATTCTTGACCATCAAATGAGTGATCTGAACTTTAGCCTACTGCCTTGGCAAGAAGAGGTCTTCAAGGATAAGACTAGGTTCAAGGTCATTGCGGCTGGAAGACGATGCGGTAAGTCCCGTATGGCGGCAGTCACCCTACTTATTGAAGCCTTGAAATGCCCTGCGGGTTCTGCGGTGCTTTATGTTGCGCCTACCAATGGTCAGGCTAGACAGATTATTTGGCAAGTTTTAATGGATTTAGGACGAGAGGTTATCCAAAATGCCCACATCAACAACCAAGATATCACCACCATCAACGGAGCAACCATCTACGTCCGAGGTGCTGATAGACCCGATACCCTCCGTGGAGTCTCCCTCACCTACGCAGTCCTTGACGAAGTTGCCGACATCAAGCCCGAAGCGTGGGAGCAAGTTATCCGAGCCTCTCTCTCCGATAAAAAAGGAAGAGCCATGTTCATCGGAACTCCAAAAGGAAGAAACTGGTTCTACGATCTGTTTAGATTGGGCGAAAGCGCAGAGGATAAAGACTGGAAATCTTGGCACTTCACCACAAGAGACAACCCCCTGATCGACCCAACTGAGATTGAGTCAGCCAAGAAAACCCTGTCTACCTTTGCTTTCAAGCAAGAATACATGGCTAGTTTCACCAATGCTGGTAGCAACATCTTCAAGGAAGAGTGGAT